GGTGGCACATATATTTTCATGTGTTTTGCATCAAACCCATTTGTTGATAGCAATTCAATACCAGTCACTGCGAGATGAGGAATGATTGGCACATTTATACTCTTACAGCTTTATTAATATCTTTCTTAATATTTATTCCTAAGTCTTATTCAGCAGATACAAATACAGTATCAAGTGGAACTGTCACTATTGACAAGACACCACCTTCAGCAATATCACCAAGTGTTAATGCACAATCAGATTTATGTGTAGTACCTGTATCTGGTGCAGTTCAATCTACTGTTATTGGTATTAGTGCAGGAAGTGTTTATGACTCAGAGTTCTGTCAAAATATTAGATTAAGCAAGGCACTTGCGTCTTTAGGGTTAAAAGTTGCTTCTGTTTCTATCTTGGCACAAAATGATGCTAGAGTTTTTGATGCTCTTTGGTTAGCAGGTACTTACCCACCAATTAACAGTAAGATTGGAATTGAAGCAAAAGAGGAATGGCTCAAAGAAGAAAATCAACATTTAATACCAGAGGATTCTAAAATATTCCCTAAAGAAATTAAATCTATAGAAACTAAAGAAGGGGATTGGAATGCACTTAAAGATTTTGGTCTTATTGCTCTTAGTATGCTTCTCATACTCTAAAGCAGAAGAAATAGATACAGGTAATATTCTTGATCCTGCTGATGAATGGACTTTAGAAGATAAAGCATCAATCACACAATGTAGTTATTCTGGAACTTTAGAAGATGGTGAAGTTTGCACAGGTAGTTCTAGTATCGGTGGTGGTTATAATGAAAATGATGGTGGAAAGATTGTTAGTGATGAATATTCACTTATAAATCAAGGTTTAACTATTGATGAAATACAACAAGGATTTGATTATACATATGGCTCAACAATAGAAAGCCATGTATCTAATACTAATGTTTTATCTTGTAATAGTACCAATGGAGATTGCAAAGATTATTTTACTATTACTCTAAATCTATCAGATCAAAACGGAACTATATTTAAAACCCATGAACATACAGTTGAAATGGATTATCAAGGTCAGCAAACTTATGAATATTTAGCAACACTAGATCCAAACTTTTATGAAGATGTTTCTTTTAAAATGGATATTTGGTCAGTAGATGCAGGATATACCAATGGTTATTATGGTGGGATTATAAGTAATCCTTTTCTGTCAATACAATATCAAACTGTAGAAATCATCACTGATATAATTACAGATATTGTTAATGACATTGTTTTTGAAGAAATAGAATTTGAAGAAGTATCTTTTGAAGTAGTGATAGAGGATTTTTTCCAAGATGATTTAACATTTGAATTTGATTTTGCACCTGTTGAACAAGCACCTATAGAGATAGAAATGGTTGAAGTAGAAGAAATACAATTAGAAATACAAGAAGAATTTGAAGAACAATTACTTGATGAAATGCCAGAAATGGAAGATATACCAGAGCCAGAAGTTATAGAAGAAACACCAGAAGAAATATCTGAAGAAGTGCAAGAGGAAGTACAAGAAGAAATAGTAGAAGAGGTTGTAGAAGAAGCACCAGAGGAAGTAGAAGAAGAACAAGAAGAAATTTCACCTGCTGAAATCAAACAAAAGATTGCCAATAAATTGATGGCTAGTCAAAAAGATAAAATGAGTACAGAAGCACAAACCACCCAATTAGCGTTAATGGTTATATTAGCTGATGTTGGTTTTGATAGTTATTTAGAAAAACAAATAATAGATGGTGCGTTTTATAAAGATGTTGGTTTAGTAGATCAAAATGTGATAATAGATTATCAAGCAGGTATATTAGGGTATATGGATTACGGAAAAATTAATGAAATGGTAGATAGTCAATGGAAGTAGAATATCAAGGAATGAAGTTTAAAGGTGGTAAGTTCTTTATCATCTTATCTTTAATTGGTGCAATTATTGGTGGTGGTTGGACTTTATATAGTTTTTATGATGACTACCTTGATATGAAAGCCAAGATAGAAAGCTATACTGCACCAGATTTATCTAATTATGATGAACAATTAGCAGTCTTAAAATCAGAAGTTTCAATGATATTAGAAGAAGTCACCCTAATAAATTCAGTTGTACAGGATCAAAAAAATACAATAAGAGATGATATCAAAACCATGAAATCAGATATCAGATTACAAGATAGAATAATTAAAGATGTAGAAACATCAGTCAAAGAGATGGATAGACAATTACATCAAGATTTAAAACAATTAGAAGAAGAATTAGATATTAATATTAAAAAAGCATTATCTAATCCATTGGCAGGAACTAAATAATGGCTACCCCAGAAGAATTAAAACAAAACTTAAAGAAAGCAAAACAAGAACTTAGAGAAGCAAGAGAAGAATTAAATGAAGCAAAGATTAGAGAAAAACTATATTTAGAAAGATTAGAGAATTGGGCGGAAAAGAATCAACAACTAAATTCTAAGATTGCAAATATGACTATTGATGAAGTAACATTAATGCAAAAAGCTAAAGCAGAATATGTTGATAAATATCTGAAAGATAAAGAAATCACAGAAGCATTTGACAAACAGTCACAAGTAAAGTTAGATGGAATTTAAAATTAAATCAAAATGAATATTGATATAAAAACAGTTTTACCATACCTAGTCATTTTAGTGAGTATTGGAATGACATGGGGAATGTGGTCTACACGATTAGAAGCTGTAGAAAAGAAAGCAGATAATATAACAACTATGCAACAAGATATTGCTGTTATTAAAGAAAAAATAATCTGGATAGAAAAGCATTTGAATGGTGATTAAACTTGAAAATGTTCATCATAATATGGATGTGTATTCAAGATCCATCTATACCTTTAGATAAAAGCTGTATAACAGATATTTTATATAATCAATCTTACGACACTAGAGAAGAATGTCGTAAAGCCTCAGTACAAATTGCAAATAAATATATGGAATTTCCTAATCTATATATAACAACATTTTGCACTACAAAGGAATTAACTGAAATATGACAGTTTATAAAAAGATATTAGTAGTGAGTGATACTCATTTTCCTTATCATCATAAAGATACTTTCCCATTTCTTATTAAACTTAATAAAAATTATAACCCAGATTGTGTAGTGCATATTGGAGATGAGATGGATTGGCATTCAGTTAATGTATCTCATGTGATAAATCCAGACTTACCTGCACCTGCTGATGAATTACTAGCAGGGAGAAGTTTATGTTCTCAGCTAGAAAAAATATTTCCTAATATGTATTTATTAGAGAGTAATCATGGATCAATGATTTTACGCAGGGCTATGGCTAAAGGAATGTCAAAGTTCTTTATTAAAGATTATAATGAAATACTAGATGTATCTCATAAATGGAAGTGGGTAGAAAAACTAATATTGGAAACAGATAAAGGTAGAGTTGTATTTGCACATCAATTTACAAAAGATATTGCAAAGGCAGTGAAAGAAAGTTCTATGAGTTGCGTACAAGGTCATTTTCATACAGTTTCAGAAATAAGGTATGTAGCTAATAACTTTCATTTGAATTGGGGAATGTCTGTAGGGTGTATGATAGATAAAAAATCTTTAGCTATGGCATATATGAAAGTAAATCTAGCAAAACCCATACTTTCTTGTGGTGTTATAACTAATGGTATTCCTTACATTGTACCAATGGTCTTGAAGAAAGACGGATCATGGGATAAAAATATATACTTATGAGTGACTATGAAGATAAAATAAATCCTGCTTATTATATAGGATCAAAGATACAAGTTATTGATATAATAGAAGAATTTAAATTAGGTTATCACGAAGCTAATATCTTAAAATATATTATAAGGCATAAGAGTAAAAACAAACTTGAAGATTTAAAAAAAGCACAATGGTATTTATCAAGATTGATAGAGAGGTATAATAATTAATGAATAGAGAGAGATTGGCAAAAGATATCACCAGATGGGAAGGAATAAAGTACGAAAAATATAAATGCACATCTGGACTGTGGACTATTGCAATAGGACACATGATAAGAGATGATGAGAAAGAACTACTCACTAGACAGAAGCCACTGAACAATGAAGAAGTATTAGTTATCTTTAATAAAGATTTATCAAACGCAATAGAAGATACAAAAAAATTTATTGATCCTGCAACTATAGAGTCAGAGGCTTTTGAAGTATGCGTACATTTATGCTTTTGGATTGGACTACCAAGATTACTAGGTTTTAAAAAATGCAGACAGGCTTTACGAGATAAAGATTATGTCTTAGCTTCAGAGGAACTTATGGATAGTAAAATGGGTAAATCTGATGTTAGAGGTTTAGTCAATAGAATAACTGAACTATCAGCTAGAATGAGAGATGTGTAATGATATCTAAATTATTAGGTGGTGATCTTGTTAAGAATGTTGGTGGCATCATAGACTCACTACACACTTCACAAGAAGAAAAAGATAATGCAAAAATAAAA